CTGGCGGCGAGCCAGTGGACGGCTTCCACGTCGTAACTCCGCCATCGTTCTTCCTCGAACCGAAGACCTACCTCGGCTCCTCGGCGAACGTTCTCGCCGCCTGTATCGAAGGTCGGCTTGCCGCTGCCTCGCGCGGGCCAATCCTCATTGACGTCGAGCACGAGCGTCTCAATCGTGCCGGCTGGCCCAAGGCCTCAGATAAGGCTACGCCTGACGAGCTGCTCGCCATGGGCGGCGCGGCGTGGCCGAACATTGACGCCGTCCGCAAGTTGAAGCTCGGCGAGGGCTCGCTCAAGCCGAAGCTCGTCATTCTCACGAAGGCGAGCCGTCTCAGCATCGTTCTCCTCTCCGTCCGCTTCAAGGGCTATGACGAGCTTGAGACCTACCTCGTCAAGATTCCGCAGCGCTGGACGGAGCGGAACATCTACTTCGCCAGGAAGCTGAAGCTGCTCCACGAGGCCTTCGGGACCAATCCGAAGTGGCTCTGCTTCGGCAAGGATGCGAAGGAGGCTGCCGCGCGCGCCGAGGTCCCGCACATCTGGGTCAAGCATCCCGATGAGCCTGGGTCCAACAACAAGGACTATAAGACGCTCGGCCGCGAGCTTGGCCGCAACGGGCTCGACAATGGCTACTGGCGCGACCGCGACTTCCCGGTCACGCATAGCTCGCAGATGCCCGAGTGGGTCGGCATGCTCGGCGTCAAACAGAAGGAGAGCAACAAGCCGAAGACTGGCTTTGGGACTGTCGGCGAAGGCCACTTGAAGCCGGCCGGCAAGGGTCCGCTCGTCCCGGTCAACACCTATCACCTGGACCTCATCCGCGAAGCCACGGCCAAGGTCATGACGCCGGAAGAGTGGTCTGCCGTCTTGGAGGTCCAGAAGGCCAAGGCCCTCGATGGCGACACGCGCGCGTTCGAGGCTATCGTCAAGGTCATGGCGACGCTCTTCACCGACACCTCGAAGCAGACGAACCACAACACTCAAATCAATATGGCTATCATGGAGACGGACGCGATTCGCCAGACGCTCATGGACCCGAACAAGGCGAAGAAGGCCTATGAGCTGATGAACGAGCTTATGCCCCCCTCAGGCGGCCCGCCGCAAGGTCGCGTGATTGACGTAGAGCCAAAGCCTAAGCCAGATGACGAGCCACCTGATGGCAACGGGGTGATAGCGTAGGCAGCTTGGAGGCTAGTCCTATGCATCTCAAGGGGCGCTCCAACGGCGCAGACTTCCGATACCTGCTCGCGCTCGTCATCCTCTTCCTCTTGCTCGTCTTCTCGGCGCTCGGAGCTGACTACGAGCCGGACTATGACCTGCCAGTCGATGGCAAGCTGAGGCAGAAGCAAGCTGTTCCGGCCTTCGTGCCACCGACGCCGGAAACTCCGCCCCCGCCTCCGCCGCCTCCTGAGCAAGAGGATGTGAAGCCGCCCACGATTTACTCGACCGAGCTTCCAAGCGAGAACGGGACGGTCTATTTCGTCATCGATGTCTCGGGCTCGATGGCTCTCGACCTCCTGCCCGACGCCGATGGCAACTGGCTTGACCGGCTTGGCCGGGCGAAGGCTGAGCTGATTCGTTGTGTCGAGAGGCTGCCTGACACCTTCAAGTTCGGCATGGCCTCGTTCGACTGCGACACCTACTTCTGGCTCGGCGAGCCCGTCAAGGCCGACCGGACTAACAAGGATAGGGCTATCGCCTGGATTGCCGCCCTCAAGCCCATGGGCTCGACTGGGACCGGCAACGCGGTGGGCCAGGTCGTTACACGCTATCCTGACAATAAGCTCGTCGTCCTCCTGAACGATGGAGCGCCTAACTGCCACTCGTTCTACTGGAACGGCAATGTTCCGCCCGAGACTCACAGACAGGACATCAAGCTCGCCAACAAGGCTGGCGCCAACGCCGTCATCAACGTCTTTGGCATCAGCACGACCGGCCAGGCTATGCGCGACTTCTGCCAGGGCGTCGCCTCGGACAACGGTGGCACCTACTCGGACGTCCGGTGACAACCCTCGAAAACGCCAACCGCCACACCTTCTGGCTCGCCCTTGGAATGGCAGCGTTGCTGCTCTGGGCTTATCGGTTGCTGCCGTAGGCCTATTTGCCACTTAGCAACGCCGCGAAGCCTTGCTAGCCGATAGCTTTATCAGCCAGCGAGGAATGCTAGTGCTGCCAGTCGGCGATGGACCTAATCGTGGCTTTGGATTCCGAGAGAAGCTCGTCGTCTGCAAGTCGTGCGACGGCAGCGGGCTGACCGACATTCAGCCTAACAACGTCCTCGCCAAGACGAAGGCAGTTGGTCCCTTCATCTGTCGAGCTTGCAAAGGAACCGGAGTGAACCGCGAGATTCGTGACCCTCGCTGGGAAGTCCGACAGGAAGGATTCTAGGCTATGACAATCCCCTTTATCATCAGGTCTAGCAACCCCGACCTGTATGCTCGCGGACTCGGTCATGCCGTCAGGTCATACCGCCTCTACGATCCCGACCTCGCACTTGCTCGCGACCCGGCAGCCTACAACAAGATGCGAAGGGACCTCGTCATTGCCTTCGCCCTTCGCTATCGAAAGCTGCTCGCGGCCGGCGAAGACTGGAGCGTCGTCCCGGCAAGCGCACGACCCGAAGACAAGGAGGTCGCCTCTATTGTCGAAGGCATGATTCGGCAAATCGGCAACTTCCCGAACGCGCTCTTCAACCTTGCGGAAGCTATCATTGCTGGCTCGCGCTGGGCGTCCATCTCTGGCGACAAGAAGCTGATTCGCCTCGGCTCTCAGCAAGCCCTTAACTGGTGGGTCGTTACCGACCTCACAGACCATGACAAGCGCGACTTCCGCCGTGTCCCTGAGGACGTAAGCGCGCCGCTCTCCGAACGCCGCTGGCGCTGGCAGAGGTTCCGTCCATACGAGAACGGCTGGTCGGACATCACGCGCTATCACTTCGTCAGGCACGTCGTCGATGACAACGAAGAGTCGCTCGGCTTCGGAACTGGCCTTGCCTCGGAACTCTACTTCTTCTGGTGGATGAAGGAAAAAGTCCTCAACGAAGGCATGCAGTTCATCGAGCGCTGGGCGCAGGGCATCCTCAAGGCTGCCGTTGACTCGCTCCGTGACGGTCAGGCGACGACGCTCGCCGCGACGCGGGCCAACAACTGGCTGACCGAGCTTGAGAAGATGCGAGGTCGCCACGTTCTAGTTCACGACAAGAACGACGAGCTTGAAGTCCTCGAAGCGCCTGACAGCGGCTGGCAGGCCGCCAAGGACGCATTGGCTTATCTCGACGGCGCCATGCGCGTTCACATCCTCGGGGCGTCGCTGCCGACCGAAGCTGAGGTCGATGGCGGCTCGTTCGCGATGGCGAAGATTCAGGCCTCGTCCACGCAGTCCATCGTCGGCCACGACCGCGCGCTCCTCGAAGAGACAATCACGCGCGACCTCATTCGTGGCTGTCTCTGGCGCCTCAACCTGCCTATCTTCCAGTTTCTCGGCCTCGGTGACGCCCAGCCGCCCTACTTCAAGATTCGCGACGCTAACAAGTCGAACCCGAGCGTCAACGTTGACATCATGCTCAAGTTCCAACAGCTTGGCGGGCGTATCAAGCTGAACGAGGCTTACGAGAAGGCCGGCTTCGAGGTTCCTGGCGCCAACGACGAGTGCCTTGAGCCTCCGCCGCCTCCCGCGCCTGGCCCCATGATGGGTGGCGGCCCCGACATCAACCCGAATGGCTTGAGCCCGACCGGCGATGCCGATAGGCCTAGCGACAAGCCATCGCTTGAGCCAGAGCGCTTCGACAAGGGCACCGACTCGATGGCTAGGCGCAACAAGCTGTTCGGCAACAACCCGAGAAAGCCTGGCATGGCCCCGCCCGGCTCGCACCACCCAGCCGGCTTGCAGCCAAAGTTCTCGACATGGAATGAGGCTGACCACCCTCGCGACGAAGAGGGCAAGTTCACAGACGGCACTGGCGGCAGTAGCAGCGGGCTGGGCTCCGCGAGCGGCGGCGAGCCCGGCCAGAGTGAGCAGCCGCAGTCTTCGGGCGGGGCTGGAGGCTCCGGTCAGCCCGAGGCGGAGTCCAGCGACGAATCATCTTACGATGCAGACGGAGACGGCGAGATTTCTCCTGAAGAGATGGAGAAGGCCTTCGCCGAACACTCCGAGCAGCTGGCATCGGCTGAACAAGCGTTCAGTGGCGCTATCGAGGCCGCGAACGCCAAGCTAGCCGAGGCCTGGGGCGAAGTCAAAGAAGTCGATAAGACTATGAAGGCCGCCATGCGTGACGGCCAGAAGTTCTTCAAGAAGGCACTCGCAGCTATCGAGGATGTCAAGGCTCAGCGCGCTGATGAACTTGAGGCGGCCGGCTTTGACGACCCGCTCATGGACCCTAGTTACCAGGCTCTTGACGACTGGGCTAACCAATGGGAAGAGGCGGCCTACTCCTTCGAGAACGACGCCTACTCTGGCGTCGAGAAGCCTGAAGGCCTTGAGATGGATAGCTCGCCCTTCGATGGTGACGAGCCGCCCCAGAACTATCTCCTCGTTCTTGATGCCGCGCCGCCTGGCTGGCAAGGGCCGCCCATCATTGACGAGCAAGAGCGCCAGCGGACGGCAAACTGGCTCGCCAACAACGCCCAGATTGTCAAGGACGTCATTGAGGGCTATGGCTATGCCGTGGCTCAGGCGACCGAAGAGGCCGAGGCGGCGCTGGCGGCCTACGACGAGGCTGTTGAGGGCGCCATGGGGCTTGCCGAGTCGCTCGGCCTCGACCCTTACGGCATCTCCGAGAGCGTTCCCGAGGCCGGCAGACTCGCTGAAGAGTATGCCTCGGGCGGCAAGTTCAAGCTGCCGAAGCTGCGCGCGTCAGCCAAGTTCGCGAAGTTGAAGCGATAGCTACTTAGTCTTAAAGCCGAGAGCCTTCTCAACAAGCTCGTTCAGAAGCGTGCTTGCCTTCTTGCCCAGCTTCTTGCTGTTGGCCTTGACGGCATCCTTGACCTCGGAGCTAGTCCTGAAGGTCAAATACTCAGGCCGCTTCTTCTCGTCTCGCTTGCTCAAAGTTGGCCTCACCCCCAGAGATATACCATTCATGGCCTTGCGCCGCTCTGGCAACGTGAAGAATGCGGCGGCATGTCGAATGGCTATGGCCGCGACAATCAGCCGCTGAACTTCTCGGCCGAGCGTATTGCTCGCGCCGCTGAGAATCTCCGCCAGCTCTTCGAGGCCAAGCGCGACTATGACCGCGACAAGGGCGGCAAGTTCGCGCCGAAGGGAACTGGCAAGCAGTCTGGCGGCGGTGGCGATAAGGCTAGCGAGCGCAAGTCTGGCGGTGACAAGCCCGAGAAGGCGCCCGTCAACCGCGTCAAGAAGGCTGAGAAGGTTCCGGCTGAGGTTGGCGCGCTTCCCGGCAAGGTTGCTGAGCCCGAGCAGGGCGGCAACGTCGGCGGCAGTGACCAGTGGTCCGAGTATCCGGCCGAGACGGCTGACGCGGCTCGTGAGGCTGAAGGCCTGCTCAAGCGCTCGAAGGGCGAGACCGACGAGCAGGTTGACCAGGGCATGGACCGCCTCGTCAACGAAGCGGTTGACCGCCAGAAGCAGCACGAAGAGAGCCAAGCCTCCACGCCCGACACGAGCGAAGCTGACGCCGACAAGGGCATTGATAGCCTTATCGACGAGGCGGCGAAGGGCCAGCAAGACGCCCTTGAGCGCGAGACGCCGACTGCCAAGGAAGCGGCTGACGCCAAGAAGATGGCTGAGGACGAGTTCCTCGCCAGCTTTGGTCACGACGAGCAAGCTATCGCCAGGATGACGCCTGCCGAGCGCAAGGCGAACATCGCGGCAGCCAAGATTGTCCAGCTTGCGCGCGAAGGCGCTGACCCGTTCGCCATCATTGGCAACGTTGACCCTAGCAAGGCTGGCTCGCTTGGTCTCGCCGAGGTTGCAGCCCAGAAGAAGGCCGACCGCGAGAAGAAGAAGGCCGAGCGCGTCGCCGCCAAGTTCAACAAGATTCAACAGAAGTTCGCCAAGGGCGCCGAGAAGCTGCAAGAGCGCCTGAAGAAGAAGGCTGCGAGCGAGGACAAGAAGCAGCTCAAGGCCGAAGAGAAGCAACTCAACGCCGACGAGCGCGAGGCCTACAAGGAAGACAAGTCGCGCGATAAGGCGAAGGCTGAGGCCGACAAGGCCAAGGAGAAGGAAGTTCTCGCGATGGGCAAGACTGAAGAGTCTGCCTGGAACGAGAACCAGAAGCGCGACGACAAGGCCGCGAAGGACCGCGCAAGCAAGGACAAGGCCTTCGACCGCGACATGGCGAAGCGGCAGAAGGGCGCTGAGCGCGAAATCAAGAAGGAAGAGCGCGAGATCGAGAAGGCTGGCAAGCAGGCCTTCAAGAAGGGCCAAGCCATCGGCAAGGCCCTTGGCGGCGGCCTCGGTAGAGCTGGTGGCAAGGGCAAGAAGCAGCCAGTCGCGAAGGGTGCTGGGGTTGGCATGCCAGGCAAGGCCCAGATGCCAACGCCGGTCGTCAACCGCGAAGTCAAGCTGTCGAAGAAGGACGCCAACATTCTTCGCGAGACGATTCGCAGGCTTACGCAGCGCGAGCCGAATCGCCTGCTCGACCTCATTCACGGAGAAATTACGAAGCGTGTCCAAAACTCTGCGGAGGCTCCCGTCATGACATACGCCTCGGCCAGCATCACGGCGGCCATGGAGAAGGGCGCTTCGCCCGTTCTCCTCCCGAAGAAGTATGAAGTCGTCTACGAGTCGGGCGGCGCCGTCCGTGTCAAGGACGTTCCCATCTTCGCCGAGAATAAGCGTAAGTTCCGAGCCGGCGAGGCCGAGATCGAGCTTTGCTATGACCGCGTTTGGCTTGAGGGCGCTTGCTTCGCCGACAGCCGGAAGCGCGAGAGCGGTTATTCGGCGCCAATGCACTTCGGCCATCACGAGCGCGGCTCGGTCCGCAAGCGCGCCGGCCACTTCGAGCAGAAGTGCGTCAAGCTCTGCAACTATCACGGCGAGTCGAAGTGGGTGACGTTCGCCGACCTCGTCTACTCCTCGGAGGAAAACTTCGAGAAGGCGAAGAAGGATTACCCCTATCGCTCGGTTGAGATTTCGCCGGACCGCCCGAACGAAATCAACAGCCTCGCCCTGCTTTCGAGCGAAGCGCCTTACTTCCAGTTCCCCAACCTCGCGTTCAGCGCCGAACCAGGCGAAGAGCGCGTCTTTGTCTGGAGCGATAACGCTATGGCTGAAGAGACCAAGAAGACTGAGACCGGCACTGCCGAGAACACGGCAGTTACCGGCGCGACGGCGGAAGGCGTTCAGTTTGCCCCGCCTCCCATGAACCCTATGAAGAAGCCTGAAGGCGCTCCGGCTCCCCAGGCCGCGCCTCCGGCTGCTCCGCCTGCTCCGGCGCCTGCCGCGCCGCCTCCGGCGGCTCCCGTTCAGGCTGCGGCGCCTGCGGCTCCGGCCGTTCCTGGTGCGCCTCCGGCTCTGCCGCCCGCGCCTCAGGTCTCGCCGACCGACCAGAAGCTGGACGCGCTCATCAACCTTATGCAAACGCTCATCGAAGCCCTTGCGCCGGGCGGCGATGACCAACCCGTCATGGCGCAGGCCGAGATTCCCGAGACCGAGGCTCCTGTCGCGACGACTACGACCGCAAGCTCGGCCTCGAACGTTCAAGTCACCTTTACCTCAGCAGGAGAAACGACTATGGCTGACAACACTGACAAGAAGCCCGAGGGCGAGGCGGTTGCCAAGCTCGAAGGCGAGATCGCGGGCCTCAAGGCGAAGCTCGCGGCTTACGAGAAGGCTGAGAACGACGCGAAGCTGTTCTCGGTCCTCCTCGGTGAACTGAAGGGCTTCTCGACGAGCCCGGCTATCGAGACCGACCTCAAGGCGAAGATTGCCGAGTCGGGCGAGGTAGCTGCTCGCGCTTATGTCGCGGGCATCAAGCAGGTCGCTCCGAAGCTGCCTCCGGTCACGGCGCCTGACGCCCAGCCGGCGGCCGACAAGGCTTCGACGGACCTGCCTGAAGTTGCGAAGTATGCGGAGAAGGGTCCTGAGGCGCTTGCGGCTGCTCGCAGGTTCTCGGCGCTCTTCGACGTTGTGAAGGACAAGCCCGCTTTTAGGGGCAAGACGCGAGAGGCGTATATCGCGTCGCAGTTCGGCTATCAGGTCTAGTTAACAAGAAGGAGAACTGACAAATGGCAAACCTTAGCGAAAACCGGCTTCTGAGGGTCAAGCACCTCGACAGCAAGCCGCAGAGCTTCCAGATCACGAACGGCACGCAGCTCTATACGGGCAGCTACGTTCGCCTGGCGTCGGGCCGCCTGACTCAGTATGACGGCGCGACGAACAGCGTCATCGTCGGCTACGTCGAGCCCTCGGGCCGTGATACGTCTATCACGACCGGCAGCACGACCGTGGCTCCGCTCCTCGGCAACACCTCGGCCTCTCCGGTTCCCGAGGCGACCGTCGAGACGGGCTCGCACGTTCTCAACAAGTATGACGTGACCGGCGTGACGGCTATCACGGACGTTCCCTCGCTGGTCTACCTCGACAGCGACGACAACACGCTGACGCTCACGCAGCCCAACTCGTCGAAGCCTCTCGGCTGGATTGTTCGTTACTGGACCGGGACCTCCTGCGACGTCTACGTCATGTCGTGGGCTGAGCGTCGGGCTTACGGTTAGTCAATAGGCATATAAGGAGACATAAGCAATGGCACAGGCGAATCTTACCGAAGCGCTTATCCGTGGCGCGAGGAGTGAGTTCCTCGACACGTATAAGACTATGATTGCCCAGAGCAATCCGCTTCTCAAGAACTGCATGACGCTCGGCCTGCCGAGCGACAAGCTGAGCGAGGTCTATCCTTACTTCGAGTCGGCGCCGAATCCTCGGCGTTGGGTTCGTGGCGAGGAGATTCCGCGTGAAGCCCTGACGACCAAGTCGTTCCTCGTGCCGAACTACAAGTTCGGTCTCGCGGTTGACTGGTTCGCGGACGACGAGGCGGATGACCAGACGGGCGGCTTTATGGGCCGTGTCCGCGAGGTTGCGGAGCGTTTTGCGCTCCTCCCCGAGCGTATCTTCTTCCAGTATCTGACGGCCGGCGTCGATGCCGACCTCATGCCTGTGGTTCCGAACGCTGCGGACGGCGTCGCGCTCTTCTCGGCGACGAACGCGGGCGGCGGCAACCGCTTCGGCGTGGCGGGCGGCAACATCGTGACGGGCTCGGGTGTGGCGACCACGGCGGCTATCCAGACGGACTTCTACGCCGCCATGACGCGCTTCATCCGGTTCCTCGACACGACGAACCAGCCCCTCTGGCCGGCTGAGCTTGTTTCGCGCGGCGTGACTATCATCTACGGCGCGGCGAACGAGCAGGTCTTCCAGCAGGCGTTCCTCCAGAACTTCGTTCAGGGCACGGCGGCGGCTCCGTCGAACGTTATCCTGAACGCGGGTCACAAGGTCACGCTCTGGAGCACGCCGCGTATCACGGACAACGACTGGTTCGTGTTCCTGAACGCCCCCCAGAAGAAGCCTGTCTTCGAGCAGGTCCGCGAGCCTCTCACGGACAACATCGAGGACATGCTCAACTCGGACCTTTCGCGCCGGACGGACAACCGTTCGATTCAGTGGAAGGCTCGTATGGGCTACGGCATCCAGGTTCCCTACGGCTGCATCAAGGTGAACAACTAGTCGGCCTAGCCGACTACGTCAGTGGGCGGCGCTGGCTGGCAACGGCCAGCGCCGCTTAGAACAACAATCAACCCCACGGAGACATAAGATAGCCTTATGACAACCTCTACCACGGTGAGTTCGGTGACTGCGAAGAAGCCTGAGAAGAAGCGGTATCTCGTCGGCATTGTTGCTGGCGGCCCCGCTTACAACGTGACGCTTGGTGGCGTCTCTTTCCCTGTCTCGACGAGCGAGACTCGCAAGGATGGGACTGAGATCGAGCGCGCTGGCGCTATCGTCCACCTCTCGGCCGACGACATCAAGCGAATCAAGGACGCCGTCGAGAAGCGCGTCGTCCGCTGGCGAAGCATTCCCGAGTCGGTCGCCGATGGTCATGGCGGCAAGACCCAGATTATGAAGCGCCAGCAAGCATTCGTCCTTCATGTCGATACTCGCGGCTTCGAGCCCGAGGAGCACGACGAGCCGCTCGCGAACTACCTCATCTTCGAGGAGGCGCCCGAGAGCACGAAGCCTGTCGCTGATTCGTTCAAGACGGCGATTGCTCGTGAGCTTGAGGTCGCGGCGAAGCACGAGCGCGACGCTCGGAACGACCCGAAGGACGCTCAGGTCCGCGAGGATCACAAGCTCGCGAAGAAGCTCGACCAGAAGGTTGACCGAACGGCGCAGTAGCGCTGTCTGAGAAAGAGGCTCGCGAATGGCGCTCGTTGACGAAGTCATTGCACGTTGGTCTACCCAGCGCCTTCGCGAGCTTACGACTCCCGACGACAACACGGCCACCTCGTATAACGCTACGCGGCTTGCGAACGCTGCCACGGACGCCAAGAACGAGTTCTACCGCCGGACCGGCGTGACCTACGACGAGACCAACTCGTCGCATCACACGGTCGGCATCTACGGCGTCAAGGCCTACCTTCTCTCCTACTCTCAGCCGACCGGCTCTGAGGTCGTGCGACAGGCCATTCAGGAGTGGCGTGAAGCTATCCAGGCCTGGGCGAGGACGGAGGGCGGCGCGAACCAGGTCGTGCAGCCTATGACGAACAGCTACCTCCAGCCCTCGACGGAAGGCGTGACGCGTCCAGCGCGGCCTGACTTCGATAGGGCCAACATGACGGACCTCGTTCCTCGCGGTCCGAGCGACGCAGACCCGGACGACGTTTAGAGGAGAATGACACATGGCCGCCCTCTCTGAAAACGCTGTCAGAACCCTCTGGAAGGCCGTCGTCAAGGTCTATGAAGAGCAGCGCAAGGCTGCCGCGACGACGTCTTCGACGAACTTCCTGACCCTTGAGGCCGCCGTTATTGCGGCTCTCTCGGGTGACTTCGTCAACGAGATGACGACGGCCATCAAGAGCACGCGCAACAAGCTCGTGACCGTCCTGAACGACGCCAACAACGCGCTGACGGTTGCCTTCCGCTACTACGCACAGACCATCAACGTTCCCGAGACGGACTTCCAATCGGCTATCACGCGCGTCTATGACTGGTTCGTTACGAATAGCTATACGATTCCGTCGCGACTCTTCGTCTTCGGCTCGGCTTCGGCGGGCGGCTCGAACACTGGCGATGGCACGATTGTTCGCCTGAACGTTGACGCCAACGGCTTCCCCATCGAGAACCAGGCCGCTGACACAAAGACGGCCAAGTGCATCGCGGACGCGACCTCGGGCACCGAGAAGAACGAAGAGAACTTCGAGTTCCGAGGCCAGGCGGCTCCGCCCGATATTCTTACGTTCGCTGGCTCGGGCAAGAAGACGAACATTGCCTCGCTCTCGGCGAAGGCGTCGCAGCGGTTCATCCGCAACGCCTCGTTCTCGCAGAGCACGCCGGCTGGCCCCACGGCTTCGCCGACCGACATCACGAGCTGGACCTCGGACATCACCGTCAACGGCACGAACTACGAGCTTATTGGCGGCACGGGCGTCAACGGCTACTATCGCGCCTTCCCTGGTGACACGACGCCGCTTGCCCTCCGCCTCAAGGCGACTGGCACAACGACGCTTTCGCAGAACCTTGAGACGCTGCGCTCGCAGTTCTCGACCTCTGTGCCTTACTACGTCCACGTCGCCTGGCGCCGAAAGGGCACGGCTGACGGGACGCTAACGCTGACCCTCGGCGCGTCGTCGGCCTCGGTTGACATTACGACCGGCGTTGCTGATGCCTGGAACATCCTCAAGATTGGGCCTGGCACGGCTAACTGGCTCCAGAACTTCGGCCAGGCCGCGCTCTCGCTGTCGATTGCCCGCACGTCGGCGACGACCGGCAACGTGGACATCGACGACGTCGTGATTGCACCCTTCGCGAGCTTCGATGGCAGCTGGTATGCGGTCGTGGGCGGGGCGACGCAGTTCCTGCTCGACGATAGCTTTACTTTTGCCGACAGCGAGCAGGGCAGCTCTCAGTCCCCCGTGACTGGAGTTCTTCAGTCGTGGATGTATAGAACCGCCGGCCGGTATCTCCCCACTCGCCCAAAGGCTCCGGCAGCTTGTGTGGCAGCCCTGGCAGGAGCCGGCGCTGGCAACGTCAACACAGGCACGCACTCATACAAATACTCTTATGTCCATCAAGGTAACGAGTCGGCGCCTGCCGCAGTATCGAATACCGTCACCACAGACACCACGACCAATGGCCAGGTTAGCCTTACCAGCATCGCTGCTGGTCCGACCGGGACCACCGCAAGGAAGGTCTACAGAACGGCTGCTGGTAATGCCGCGACTGGTCCATGGAAGCTGCTGACAACCATAAGTGACAACGTCACAACGACTTACACCGACAACATCGCAGACGCTTCACTTGGCGCCAATGCGCCTTCCGACGTGACCATCGACGACCCGTCTTGATGTCGGACCGTCGTGCTAGCCTCTGCTAGCATGACAGGCAAGATGCTTACGTGCTCTCAGTGCAAGGTAGCTAAGCCGGAATCCGACTTCACCGTCTGCCGTAGAAATAAGTCGGGACGTGAGAACAGGTGCCGCAACTGCCTGTATGCCATGCTAAGGGAGCGCTTCGATAAATACCCAGAGCACGTCAGGGAGATTAAAAGGGCAAGCGATAGACGCAGAAGAAAGCTGCCTGGTTTTAAAAGGAAGGCAAAGAATCAGAACCTGCGTTCCAAGTATGGCCTTACAATCGAGCAGTATGAGCTGATGCTTGCTGAGCGAGACGGCAAGTGCGACATCTGTGGCAGGAAGCCTGACTACGACCTGCACGTTGACCACGACCACGAATCTGAGCGACTTGGATGTATTGTCGTTAGAGGGCTTCTGTGCGCTGCATGCAATTCACTGCTTGGCAAGGTAAGGGAGGATGATGGGCTCATCCAGGCCGTCCGCAACTACCTCATCAAGCACGGCTCGCTAAAGAACAGCAACTTCGGCGATAAGCCATGGCTTTGCTTTGACGGCTTGCCCTAGCCACTCTTAGCTTGCCACTTCGCCTTCTTTTCGGCATAGCCTTATCGGCATGCCTGGCGCTGAAGTCGAAGTCAAGATAGAGCAGAACGACACTGTCAAGCTGCCCTTCAAGGGCCGCCGCCTTAAGAATCTGCTCATGATTGCCGGCGAAGAGCTGGTCAAGATTAGCGAACGCGCCTTCGAGCTGCAAGAGTGGGATGGCAAGCGCTGGCCGGAGCGCTCTGTCCCAAACCTTCCCGGTGTCCTACGAGACCTTGAGCGAGGCCCTTCGATCCAACAGAAGCGCTTTGAGTCGCGTCCCGCACTCGTGGATACCGGATTTCTCAAGGACAGCATCGAATACGCCCTTGTCGGCAACGATACGCTTCGTATCTATTCGAGCGAGAAGTATGCCCAGCTCCACCAAGAAGGCGGCGAGTGGAGCATGCCGGTCACTGAGACCGCCAAGCGCAACCTCCGCAATGTCCTCGCCATTGCAGCCGAGGGCAGTAAGCCCGACGAATACCGAAGTGCCCTGGCATGGCTTGCCATGCCAAGCACCAAGTCCATAGGCGGTGAAGTGCCGGCCCGTCCATTTCTCGGCTTCCCGCGGACAACGAATCAGGTCATTAATACGGTTATCAACCTAGCCCTTAAGAGCGCTGCCAATGAGCGCCTGGCACCCGGCGAGGAGAAGGTGGCGACATGAGCAGTGAAACCCTGAGCGAAATCCTCCACGTCCCTGGCAGGCTCTGCTTCAACCCGACGAACCTCTCGCTCACCTGGCCTCATGGCGGAACCGGCCTTGGCCTCGTTAAGGCCATCTCGGTTAAGCCTATGCGAACCTACGAGCCAATCCGTGAAGAGGCGTTCGGCCAGGAGGTCATCGATGTTCTCGATGTCGGCGAGAGCTGGATTCTGGCTTGTGTCTTCCGAGGCCTTGATGACGACGCGCTTGGCAAGATGTTTCCATCCACTGGAACCGGCACATCCTCGGCACGTAAGACTATCACCTACCCGGGCAGCTTCCGCGCAGGCACTCTCAAGAGCGACTCAGCCTTCAAGCTCCTCTTCACACCCGAAGACGAAGAGCGTCATCCTTGGGTCTACTTCCCGAACGCCCTTGCCATGGTTGAAGAGACGGCCGAGCTAATGCTCAACATTCCCGACGAGCTTGGCTACCCAGGCATCTTCTACGCGACGCGTGATAGCCAGGCCCGTTGTGTCGTGATTGGCCGAAAGGGCGACATTACGCTGTGAAGTGGATTCAGGCTGCCGGCTTCATTCCGGCCGAAGAGGCTCCGCAAGAAGAAGTCGCGAAGACGCTAGCCGAGCGCTTCGAGCTATTCTACATGCTCTCGCCGAATGGCCCGACCTGGGACGAGCTGAACGGCATGACCATGACGGAGCTTCATGCCTGCTCGCTTGCCAAGGCCGCTCACGACTCGCGCTTTGCCAATCTCATCCGTGAGCGACAGATTGAGCAACAGCTCCAGGCCGTTTGCGACAACGCCGTCAATGTCGTCTCGGTCAGACTGAATGAGGGAGCGCCGCGATGAACACATGGCAGTGCCTGAACCAACTTTCGTGGCTCCTCAGGACACGCACCTGGACTGACGCCCCGAACGAGCTTGTCTTTGCTCGCGTCCTTTCGACGGCTGGCGTATCTTCTGACTATGCCAAGTCCGAGCTGCGTTTTCCATATGCCACTGTCAAGCCACTCGGTTACTCGGCTGACGAATACAAGCGTTCGCTTAAGAACCAGCGCATCGAGGTCGGCATTGCTGCCGCACATTCAGGCGACCGTGTTGGCGAGTTTGCTCTCATGGGCGGCCAGTGGCCGGCGACGACGCCGACTGGCGGCTCGAAGGGGCGAGGCCTCCTCGAAATCGAGGAAGAGCTTGAGAACGTTGTCAACTATCTTGCGCAGCATAACGGCATTCGCGTCCACGTTTCATCAGCCTCGTCATCTGACGCAGCTGTCTTTCAGGGGTATGGCTACGTCATCGGCCGAACCTACGAGCTGGAAGCTATTCTGACGACTGAGCGAACCTATACCAGCTGCCCGCGCGCTCCCACGGCCACGGCGCTCGGAGCTGGTCAGGTGTCGCTCTCGTGGACCCTGCCCGCCTACAGGTTTGACTTCCACGCCCAGAACACGAACCTGCCGACCGACGTTGACGGCTATGCCGCGCGCGGTGGCGTCATTGTCAGGCGAGCGGCTGGTTCGACGGCGCCCTCCACAGCCACGAGCGGGACCGGCGTAACGCTATCCAGCTCGTTTGCGTCGAGTGTGACTGATTCGCCGGGCGCCGGGCAGTTCAGCTACTCGGTCTTCATCTCCTACGGCGAGCTGGCTGGTTCCAGTTCGCTTCGATACTCAAGCGCTGCCTCTGTAACAGTTACGGCCACCTAGGCAACCTGCTTACTGATAGCCTTATTCCAGAGGCTACAGCATGGCAGCTCCGATTCTCGGCGGCATCGTCAAGTATGCCCTGACGTTCAATACAGCCAAGGCCCAGACGGGCATCAAAGCCCTTCAGGGCTCACTCAAGAGTCTGGCCGCGAGCGCGCAGCAGTCAGCCAGCACCGTCATGTCTTCGGCGCTTGGCCCGTTTGCGTCGCCGACTGGTATGGCATCGCAGGCCGTTAGTCCAATCGGAGAGTTTCTCGACCGCAATCAGGGTTCCATAACGTCAGCTTTCTTCAACAACCCATGGGCTCGGTTTACTGGTGGCGCCAGGCTTTTCAACGGCATACGAGGCGCCAGGTCTGACCTTGTTGGCGTCAACCGGGCCTTCGACCGTTACTCGTCTTTCGTTGAGAACTGGGCTCGTCAGACTGGCTCTGCCCCATCCAATACGGTTCTCGACCAGGTCGGCGGCCTCCTCAGGGCGAACGAGATGAACGTCGAGCGCGAGATGGACCGCGCCCGAGACGCCTTCTTCAAGGACAGCACTGTCGGCGCTATGCAGCGCAAGCTCTTTGACACCCTTCTTGAGCGTGGCATTCGAGGCGGCCTTGAGGGCACTGGCCGGCTTGGCTGGCCGTTTGGTTGGAGGTAATCAATGCCGCTAGTCACGCGCGAGCTTCAAATCATCTATGGCTCGGTCACAATCGGCGCTGGAACGAGCTACATCATTGACGGCACAGACCCAATCTCCCTTGAGGTCAACTACAGCGTTGCCTCGGTCTCGGCGACCGTCATCGTTGCTAGCTCGACGGAAGCCGGCTTCAACACGGCGTGCGATGCCCTTGAGGATGCCTTCAGGACACCTCGTCAGCGCCTCCGCGTCATCCTCGGCGCAACTACGATGTGGGACTATAACCCCACGACCAACACCGGCTTCAATGCCAGGCCGAGCATCTCGAAGCCTGGCTCGCGGCATGACACAGGCCGCTCGCGACGCTATCAGGTTCGCGTTGAGGTTGACCTTCCGGCTGACCTCACCAACCAGAATGGCAGGGCTACGTCCTCCGTCAACCTGACGGAGACCGACGCGCGCAGGCGTAGGGTTATCATTGGCGGCACCTACACCGCTCTCAGCTCGAACAGCGCGCGTGACCAGTATACTGCGAGCATTGATGCCTACGCCTCGGCTGTCCTTGGCGCGTTTGGAGGGACCTGGGAAGGCCCGTTTGACATAACGGCGGATGCTGACGATGCTGACAAGATTCTTCAGTTCTCGCGAACATATGAAGAGCTGATTTACAATCAGTCGTCAGGCGTCCTCAACGACACTCAGATTCGTAGGCCGCAGATTAGCGTCGGCCGCATCTACGAAGCTCCCGGTGACTCGCGTATCGGAACCACATCGCCGGTTCGTCTTGCAACCATTCCGGTTAGCTTCGACTGCTCCATCGATAAGACTAACTCGACTGACTTGGACTCCATCTACGAGTCCAAGATCAAGCCTTACATGATTCAGATAGCTGAGACGGTATCTGGTGGCTCGTCGCTCGCCCTCGTGAATGAGGTCGTCAATCTGGACCGGGTCGAGAACAGAATCAGTGCCGACCTGACCTTCCTCGGCGCCGGTAGCTCTGGCATCCTCTCGGCTTCGGTCGAGACCGAAGACACTGTTGACCATGGCGTCGTCCTCACGCCCGTTTGGTCCGGCGACAGGCATGCCAAGTTTCGCTTCCAGGGGCCAGCCTCGCTTGTGCGAACCATCGTGACGACCGTTCGCGAGCTTACCGGGACGCCGAGGAACACTTCGCTGTCAGGCGACATGGGCATCTTTGGCATTAATAAGCCGCTTACCATCGACACTGGCGAGGACTTTAGCTTCTTCGGCATCGGCGGCGGTGGCGGCTCGACCGCCGACGCACTCAGCGGGCCGACCGAGAAGAAGCCTCCGACGGCGTCTCCTGATGGCGGAACACTCAAGGGCGTTGAGATATTCAGGTCAGAGAAAGAGATTCCGCTTACGCTCGGCAGGCCCGGTGACAGGCAGTTCCAGGTCACTGACAGGGTGACAATCATCAAGATTGCTTACTACGTCGAGCCGCCCGGCGGAGCCAGTGGAACCGGCACAGCGGTGAGGAATAACTAATGCCCACGACAAAGGCAACGCTTGCTGGCGTCCCCATCCTCGTTACCGACGACATCGGCTGGAATTTCACCAAGGGCTTTCAGCCGTATCAGCGAACTTTTGAGTTCGATCCGGCCGGCTATCAGTCGGTCATGAATGCCGCCAAGGGTCTTGGCGCGCAAGGCGACGATAGGATTCAAGGCGTTGCTCAGCAAAACATGCCTGGCGCGCAGGATGGCGGAATTCAGGCTAACCCAATCAATCCAAACCTTCAGTTCTTCTCCGGGCAGGAGACGACGCGAGAGCGATTTCCGGTTAACGGCCTTGAGCTGAGGGTGGAGGTCGATGGCCGACCGCCGCTTGTCGTCAAGGACGTCATCGTCATCGGCGACGCTCCAGCGAGTGAGCCATATCTTCGCGCTGTCGTTGCCACCGACCGCCGCTGGCTCTGGGCACGCAAAGTTGTCGAACGGTCCTACAACATTCGGCGACGCTCCGGCCAGCGACGCTGGGTTCCGACTGCCGCTGGCGCGGAGCAGATTGTCGATATGGCCCGCACGGCGCCCATCGACGACGTTGACTTTGCTCTCTACTCGCTCAAGCCTGACAGGAGCCGATGGAAGGCTTCTGAGGTCATTCTTGATGTCCTCAATGAGGTTACGGCCGGCAAGTTCTACTTCGACGATACGCTTATCGCCAACGAGCTTCCGGTTGAGGGCATCGAGCTTCTAGACCCGGGCGACTCTGCTCTCTCGCGCGTCTTCTCGCTCATCCCCGGCCTCAACATCTATATGAACAGTGACGGCGTGGCAACCGTCACGAGCGACTACTCGCTTGATGACCTGACTGAGCTTAACAGCGCTCCACATCCTGTTGCTGGTAAGCCTATCGTCGAATACGTCGATTTGTCGCTATCGCGACCCAAGGCGATAGATGTTTTCTTTGAGATCGAGGAGGAGTATCGCTTCGACTTCACTGAGTCCACGACGCCGACGAGCACAACTGACGACACGCCGTATCTTGAGAACGTCATGCCCCTGCCCGACCCGGTTCTCGCCATCAACGGCAAGGACTACGCCCAGGGCACCTTTGTCAGAATCGACAGCACGCTGCTATCAGCCTGGCACTCCAATAGGCCTCCGACTTTCACATTCCAGGGGCGCACTAGGAACCTGCCGGAGTTCACGATGCAGGTTCTCAAGGACACTTGGTTTGCCGGCGGCTACAACCTCTACTTCGAGGCCGGGATTCAAGACGACGCCCTCTGGGCGCGGCGGATGACGGCACTCCAACAGCACTACCGCCAGACCTTCCGCATCAACAAGCGATGGACGGATAGGCTTAGGGCTATTCGCCCGTTCAGAGCCTCCATCATCGACCCGGAGACCGGCACGAGGGCGCCCGCCGATGTTTACGCTAACTACTCACAGATTCCTTCGTTCAGGCGCGTAGCCCAACTCGGCTCTGACCAGACCAAGCTCATGGCTTGGCAAATCACTGGCTACTCGACGACGCTGGCGAGCGGCAAGAAGGCCCCTGCTATCATTGACGTTCTCGATGAGCAGCAAGGCGTCTTCAGGGTCAACTACAGGCCAGATGCCTGGGGTGACTCGATGCAGATGGTCCCATCGCTCGTTGCTGTCAGGTCAGACCTTCGGACGGCAGCGCGGACTACGGTGCCGTCTTCGGACCCACGAGACGGCGTTCCGCTTGTCATGGTTGGAGGTTGCGGCCTTACGGACGACCACCAGCTTGCCGCTGTAATGACCGCTACTCCAGCCGCGCCGGCCAATGTTGGCAGGCTTCTTCGCGTTCGCGTCGAAGCCAATCAGGCCAGGCTCGTCATGCCGCCACGGGCCGAGGTTCGCATGGGTGAGTGTAACGGCCCGCCTTGGGAAGTCAGGGTCGGGCCTGGTGTCGTGACAGCTCGCTTCCTGTGGCGCGACGACGCTCGGCAAGAAATCATAAATGCCGTTCTTGGCCTTGGCGCCAGGAATGTCGAGCGGCTTCAAAACAAGGAGGACATCGAGGGGGTAGCCAAGGCCGTGGCGGCGGCCATCTACACGGGCCTTGTTGATAGATACGAAGGCACGCACGTCACCGCCATCGACCCAGCCCGCAGGCCAGTCGGGCGCTCTGGCTCCGTGTCGCACGTCTTGGCCGTCAATGGCGAAGGCCTTACGTTTATCGACTTTCCACCGGACATCAAGCCTTTCGACTTTTACGCCCTGCTTCCAGAGTCGGTTAGGCGTATTCTCACGCGGGCGGTGGTTCAACAGCAATGAGTCACTACTCAGACCTCGTCAAGGGTGGTTACTGGCCGCTCCAGCATCACGACCCGCAATACGATGCGGCTCTCCGCCTTGTAAGGTTCGCCGCCCGTATGTCAAAAGAGCCAGATGGCGATTTGCCATCCGGCTTCGACAAGTATGGGGCACTCAAGGCCGAGGATGGTTCCCACGGCGACATCCTTGGCCCGCTCCTCTGGCGCCATAGGGCTCAGCCAGAGAAGACACTTGAGTTGTCGGGCACGTTCGAGGTCCGCTCGCAAGACCCTCAGTTCAACTTCAACATCCAGCTCTTTGGCGAGAAGACGTCGCTTCCGGTTGGGACCGGCACTGTCCTCTCGAACGTCAACGGCCCGCAGATTGGCGGCGTGACCGGCGACGGCAATCCGATTCCGAAGACGCAGGAGAAGGACCCGGCCGACAACATAAAGCCGCGCGACATCCCGGCCTGGTGGTTTGCGACGCCTGCCGTCGTCATGGACGACCCGGACGGCGACCTCGCAAGCGGCGTCACGGCAGCCAATGAAACCCTGAAGCAGCTTGCTGACGGCAAGCCACTGGCGCCTCGGCCGCTCAGGGTTGCGGCCCTCCAGCCCATCCTCAAGCCGCCCTTTGACCGCGACCACCGCTTTGAACCTATCCGTGTCTACGGCCATCCCGGCATGGTCACGGGCCAGCGCGGCGTCGTCATCAACTGCTCGAACGAGTTCAAGCAGGACCCAGTCTTCCTGCCGGCCGCCGAGCCTATCCGCCTCGTCAACTACCAGGGCTTTGCCGGTAACGCTACGCTCGTCTTCGAGCAGCGGACGGTTGACGGCAAGGACCAGGTTGACCCGGCCCGCTTCGCCAGGATGCACTCGTTCTGGCGAGTCGTCAGGCCTCACAAGGAGTCCAAGACCAACGGCATCTATCACCCTGACTCAAACTCGCTTGCCTGGCAGCTGACCCAGGGTGGCCGAGATGCCCTCGCCGGCCTCGGTTTCGTCATCGACATCCCAATGACGAACACCTGGAAGCCGGTCGCCAAGTCTTCGACCCAGGACGCCGGCAACCAGTCGCCGATGGACCCGGCCAACTATCCTTCAGGCGACTCGCAGCCTTTCGGCTCGCTCGCAGCCGCCGAGTTGTTCATCAAGGAGCTTCAGCGGCAGTATCCTGGCATCCTGACAACCATCATTGACCGGAACGTCTACGACGCGAATACGGTTATCACGGGCCAGCTCCCGCCGGCAAGGCACACCGTCCGTTACTGGTCGCCCGTCAAGAAGCCGCCCGAGGACGACGGCGCCGAGCAGGAAGCCGAGCGGGCCAAGACCCAGGAGAAGGACAACTCGCTCGCCATCGCGAGCGTGACCTGGACGAAGTCTGGCTTCATCAACTCTGGCGGCCCAGGCTGCCCTCACGAGATCGGGCACACCTTCGACGGCGAGAAGATTTACTCGGCCCACCTGAGTCAATACTCTTACTTCCGTGGCACGAAGTATGACGGCCCGCTCTACTTCGAGGACAAGGAAATCAAGAAGGTCGAGTCGCTTCCCCTTCGCGTCCGGGCTCATCTCGTCTGGAACCCTGACCTCACGCATACCCACGTCACAGGCGAGAAGCCTGGCCGCTGGTGGATTGTCTCCGAGGCGGCGCAGTATCGGACGCCGACCGGCAGGCCTTCGACGCGCTCGGCTAGCTCTAGCGGTGGTGGCGACGGGCCTGACCCGAGCGAAGAGCGCATCTCGACGACGACTGTTCCGGCTGGGCCGCCGGCCACCATCTGCACGACATCCGAGCGTGCCCAGACGCCGCGCTCGTGGATTGCCTCGCCCGGCCAGACCATGACGTCCGGCTTCGTCATTCGCGCTCAGGACTACACGCCCGGCGCGAAGGACTATCGCGCCGCTTGCGAGCTTTCGACTGACGACCTGAACGAGATTGACGACGCTCCGGCTGTCATGTGGGTCCAGGCCTACGGGACGAAGAGCGGCGGCGAATGGGACCGAACGCAGTCGCCCGGAACCGGCAACTTCGTCGGCGGAACTGGGCGCGGCGGCCTCTACTTTGCTCCGCCTGAAATCGATGTCAAGGACCCCATCAACGGCACGCCGACCTCGCCTTCTTGGTCGAGCACGCACGTCCTCTTCTCGACCTACATGGGCGCTGTCGGCTATGGCGACCCGGCCGACGACGGCGAGCCTGAGCAGTCAACATTCAGGCCGTTCATCTCGATGCCGAAGAACACGACGGCTGGCTATGTGCCAACCTCGAACGGCTCGACGGACGCGACCTGGGTTGACCCAGCCACACTATTCAGCGGCTCCGACGCGCCTGGCTACTTCGGCAATGAGGTTACTGGCGCGAGCTACACGCTTGCCGCAAACGAGACGGCTGGCGGCGACAGGCTCTATGGCGACCTTGACCTGAACGGCTTCGCGCTCAACATGAACGGCTACCGCCTCTTCGTCAATGGCACGCTTACGATTAACGGCGGTCGCATCCATAATGATGGCAATAACGGAAGCGCGGCAACTGGGGTTTCCGCTGGCGGCGGCGGTGCCGCCAAGACAACCAACGTCATTGGTGGTGGTGCTAACGGAAATCTCGGCGGCAGCCCTGGCTTGCCTGATGGCTCAAATGGCGGAAGTATTGGTAGCAGCCTCGGCGGATCTGGCGGAAACGGCGGCAATGCCGGCGGAACTGGCGGAACTGGCGGCACGGCGACGTCACTGACGGTCGCTAACGGCAACATTCACTCCTATGCAACGGCCTCAATTGGCGCCTGCATGAGCGCCTCGGCCGGCGTTGTATTTCCGCTCGGCGGGGCCGGTGGTGGTGGTGGTGCCGGCTCGGCTGGTGGCGGGTTCGGTGGTGGC